AACCACAATGAACGTCAAGGATTTCTACGGCAACGATATCAACTTCGAAGCGGCTGCAAACCTCATGGATGATGAGCTTCGCGAAGAGCTGCATATGGAGCTTGCCCCATGCACAGAGCAGGAGTTCTTCGATGCCTACGCAAAGGCTCATATGAAGAAGTTCGGCGGAGAAGAGTTCGCTCCATACTACAATCTCGCTTGGTAGGGATGAAAGAGAATCAAACAGAAAAGGCCCCCAGAAATGGGGGGCTTTTTATTTTGAGAAACTTCCCGATTCTCACTTGTGCCATGAGTATATAGGTGTATACTTGCTTACAGCAAGAGGGGAAAGAGAGAAAGGGGACAGAAATGACGGCCACCAACACCAAGTACAGCTACGAGCACGCTAACGAGTGCACCACCACAGTTAATGGCGAGACATACACAGTATGGGATAACTACAAGTACCGTGGGACGTTCGCCAAGAACGAAGCAGGAGAGGTCAAGGTGATAAAGTCCAGCGGATACATCTCAAATGACCTTACAGCGCGTAAGGCAATAGCGGCGAGCTTCAATCTCAAGAGCTTCAGGAAGTAGCAAGAGGCGTGCTAGAGAGAAAGGACGTATTGCATGTGGTGGAAGGTATGGGGCGACCACGAGATGGACTGCATCATCGTGAGGGCGGACACATTCTACGAGGCGATTATGAAGGGGAGGCAGTACGACCCAATGTTCTATACAGGACAGGTGTTCGACCCTAGCTGTGATATAGAGCGACTTAAAATGGAGCCAGACATAAAGCGCTAGAGGGAAACGGGGCCACCAGAAGACGGTGGCACTTCTTATCGTTCCCGCAATTCCCGCTCAGCGTGTCGTATAATCATGGGAGTGTAAAAACCAATCGGAAAAGAGCGGCAGTGAAGGGATTCTGGGAAAAACTTCTATGGGTGTGCATCCCATGCGCTCTGGCAGCAGCGGCAACGTTCGTGTCAAATCCAAGGCTCGATTCACAGCTCGCGATCTACTCTATGGCGGCAATAGTGGCGATATTCGGCATCATGCTATCGAGCAGACGGGCCGAGAAGGAGAAGGCCGACGAGGAAAACGAGCTTGTCAAATCTGCTCTCCGTGCGCTGCTCAGGAGCGAGCTTATGCGGACCCATCATCAGGCCGTACGCGACGGCTACGCTTCGACAGTGGAGAAGGAAGTCATGGAGCGCACCTATCAAAGCTATCACCAACTAGGCGGAAACGGCATCGCGACGAACCTTCACGACGAGATGATGGCGCTGCCGACCAAGGACTAGTAGAAAGGCGGAAATCATGAAAGAGTACTTTCTCCCTGACAAGGCATACACGGTTCTCAAGTGGGTTGCGCTGATTGCGTGTCCGGCAGTCGCGACTTTCGTGGGCGCGGTCTTCCCAGCGTGGGGCATCCCGAACGTGGACGCAATCACGCTCACGCTCAACGCGACCGGGGTTCTTATCGGTGCACTCATCGGAGTAAGTGCGGCAACCTCGAAGCAGGTACCAGAAAGGACGGAGTAGACATGACGATGCAAGGAATTGACATCAG